ATGATCTCAGAAACAATAGACGCAAGGGAGAACGCGCTATGCTAGACTTTCAATCCAACAGCTACAACTTTCCAGTAGAAGAGCAGCCCGTATATACACAAGAGGGTGAGCTTATCCCAGATCACAAGTGCATCGTGCGCACAGACACAGGCAAGACACTCGGCTTGCATGGGTCACGGTATCGAATGATACCGCACGATGATGTAGTCAACTCAATCGTTGACGGAGTTAAGGCAAGCAATCTGACTAGTGACTATGAGGTCAACGTAGATGTCATCGAAGGTGGCCGTAAGCTAAGAGGTGAGATTATCTTTCCTGATCTAGTGCAGCAGCCAGCAGTAGGTGACTACGTTCAGTTCCGTGTCAGCTTCTTCAATAGCTATGACGGATCATGGTCCTTTTCTCAGCAAGCCAATGGTCTCAGACTGTGGTGTCTCAATGGATGCACAACACCAGATGCTATTGCGAAGTCACGCTTCAAGCACACAGCGTCAGTTAACGTAGACGGGAGCGCTGCCAAGATCATAGGTGGTGCGGAACATTTCATGGGACGGAGCAAGCAGTGGCAATCATGGATGCAGACAAGATTAAACAACGATCAGGTCGAGCAGTTCTTTCGGTCAACCATATGCAAGGTAGTAACCAAGCAGCAGCAAGTGACCAAGACAAACGAGAAGCAACTTGAGAATCTTATCTCAGGTTGGGATCGTGAGAAGATGGATCTCGGTCACAACAAGTGGGCATTGTATAACTGCCTGACCCACTGGGCCACGCATACCAATGACCTTAAGTCACCACAGATTGCACGTTACAATCGCGAGATAGCAATCAGCAATGCAATGAATCACAAACTGTTTACCTCAATGGTAGGTGAGAACGTAATCTAAGGAGATGGCGTAATGACTAGGACAATTAAACTGAAACTTACACGCACAGACACTTGGTATCCAGAATATGAAGTGCCTGACTATGTAAAGGATGAGGGCATATATGAGCATCTCTTTAAAGAAAGCCCCGCTTCTGTGTTTGATGAGATGCGCAACAAGCACACGCTAAATACTGAAACAACTTTAGATGAGATAATGGAGGATTAAGTAATGCGTATGTCACGACAACACTTTGAGTATTTAGCAGATACATTAGGGCCACTTGTACCGTGGCCCACTCACCTTCATAGCATTGCAGATGAACTTGAGAAAACTAATCCAAAGTTTGATCGAGATAAGTTTATCCGCAGAGGCACAGCTGCATGGGAGGAGAACTATGTAGCCCCAATTGTAGAGGATGAAATACCATACCAATGAAACAGTACAGAATCACAGTGGCTTGCAAAGAATGTAGTGGTGATGGCTTCATTGAAGTGGAGTCAATGCCAGTAAGGACATCATACAACGATGCACCTGAGCCATACTTTGAGTCAGAACCATGCGACAACTGCAACGGATCAGGAGAAATCGAAGTCTGGGATGTTGACTTCGACGAATAGATTGCTGCATTAATGCGGCATGAAATCGTATCTTGAAACAATAACTGAACAAGCGGAGGCAGCTAACGTGTCTCTGCTTAAAGCTTTTAGTCGCGCTAATATCCCACGTTCTACCTACTACAGAACCATAAAGAAAGATACGGAGTTGAGGTTTTATACTGCGCTGAGGATAAGTTATGCCATCGAGCAAGTTAGACAGATACAAGACGCCGTTGAAAATACCAAAGAACTACGAGCTAATGGTAGAAATGTTGAGCGCCGCTCGATCAAAGCAAAAGTTAAGTCAAGAAAAATTAGCCTATAAAATAGGATGCACAGAATCCTTAATACACAAGTGGGAAACACACAAACGAATACCCTCTGGCTTTATGCTCAACTGTTGGTTGGATGCTTTAGGCTATGACATCACGATCACTAAAAGGTAAAGCAGCTATATGCGTAGCTTGCCAAGTGGCAACACATTTCTTTGTAGCAGTACTTAAAACAAACAGTGGTCGCTCAATGGAGAAGCACTGGTTCATTTGCATGAGCTGTTATGTAAATGACAAATGGCAAGAGCCAACATCAAAGACAAAACCAAACAAGAAACGATTAAAGAAACCTAGCGTCAAGCTACAGGCTGGCGCGTGGGAATCTAGCATCGAGTCAAACGCAAAGCCACCAACCGACTGGTAAGGAGAATGACATGCTCATTTATGGAATCGACCCCGGATTTACAGGAGCAGTCAGCATATATGAAACAGAAACAGACAGCTTAGTTATCTACGATATTCCAGTAGCCCAATCACCAAAGGGTAAGACATTAATTAACTTACCTGAGTTACTTTCAATCCTATCTAACCAAAGAAACAAACCAGCCTTAGCTGTGATCGAGAGTGTAAATGCTATGCCTAATCAAGGTGTTAGCAGTACATTCAGATTCGGACAGGGCTTTGGTCAGCTAGAGATGGGTATCGTTGCTTCAAAGCTACCTATAAAATATGTGACGCCACGTCAGTGGAAGAAATACTTTGACCTTTCAAGAGACAAGGGTGAAAGTAGAAGACTAGCGAAGCTCTGCTTCCCTAACCATGCACACTATTTCAAACGAGTTAAAGATGACGGACGAGCAGAAGCCGCACTCATTGGATTGTATGCAAAAGAAAACTTAGTCTAAGGAGAACACAATGACTATAAAACAAACAGATGAGATTAAAGCGTATCTCAAGCAAGGCTATCGCATCACAGCAATTGATGCACTGCAAACATTCGGATGCTTTAGATTAGCGGCGCGAATCAAAGACCTCAAAGACGAAGGCATGGAGATCGACAAGGTAATGGTCAAGACCGCTAGCGGCACTCGCATTGCACAGTATTACAGCCCATCGAAGGTACGAACATGAGTCGCGCACATCCAATAGCTTATACGCTCAGAGTAGAAGGGATTATATTCAGGGACATTACGATTGTATCTGACTCCCTTGCTAACGCAGAACGCATAGCCAAAGAAGAATTTATAAGTGAACTGAAGGGTGACGATCAGGTAGCAGTTACCCTTATGGATGTAGGTAGACCATGACATATAAAACAACCAAGCTCAGTGATGCAGCAAGACCATCTGTATGGGACGCTCATGTCAGTAAGGCAGCAAGCTCTCCTGTCATGGCCCGTGAGTACAAGAGGTCTGGCTATGTGCTGGACAGCGATAAGATTATTGCGCAGCGTATTCGTAATGGCGAAGCGGTAGGTGAGCCATATCTTAAGGGTATAACAAAACAGCGGCTCAAGAAATTCCAACACCTCAGCGAAGAAGACTTTGAGAAGTACGGAAAGTACGAGTGACGTAACGTCACTTCATATTGCCTAAGTCGCACATAAGCGATAGGCTAGTATCAGATAACAAAGGAGAACAACATGGAACGCAAGGGTTTCATAGGTGGTTCCGACTGCGTAAAAATAATGCAGGGGAACTGGTTGGAGTTATGGCAAGTCAAGACAGGGAGAGTTGAGCCCGAAGATCTGTCTCGTAACATCGCTGTGCAGATGGGCGTTTACACTGAGGACTTTAATCTAGAGTGGTTTGCCCATGAGTATGGCTTCAACCTATACAACAAGCAGCTAACTGAAAACGATATGATTGACGGCGTACCAGCTAAAGGTACGTTTGATGGCATGGTTTACACAGACAACGAAACCAAAATAAATGATGCACATATTGTCGAAGCCAAGCACACCAATGCCTACAATACTTTAGACAAAGTAATTGAATACTACATGCCGCAAGTGCAGCTGTACATAGAGCTTGCAGGTGCAGAAGGTGCGTATCTATCTGTTATCTTTGGCAATAATAAATGGGAGTCAGCCTATGTCAGCAGGAACAAAGAGTATTTCAATTCTATGTGGGCAGTGGTGTCAGATTTCTGGGGTTACGTGCTTCGCGATGAAGAGCCAATTGGTAATGACCAGCCGATACAACTTAGCATTGACAAGGTGTCGGTGGACAACATGGTCAAGCGCAACGCCACAAGTGACAACCAATTTGTGGACGCCGCTATTACATACATAGAAAATGAAG